GGGGATCGTCTACCGGGGGTTGTGGGGCGTCCTCGACGTTCTTAGGGGTATCGGGGGCGGTGTCGCTGGTCTCCTCGGGCTCGGGCGGGCTTGGGGGCGCCGTCGGGGTCTTCGCGTTGGTCGCGATCCCCGCGGCGGAAACCCACGTTCCAGGGCGACCCGTAACGTACACCGGGACCGTCGGGACGCCTTTCTCTTCCTGCTCGGCGTACCAAGCGAGGAGAGCGTCGATCACGGCGGTCCGGCGATCGTTCATCGTGATCCCGAGCGGCTCCTCGATCCGCTGAACCGAGGGGCGGAGCCCCTTGTCGAAATGCGCCGCCGAGATCGTGATCTTGAACTCGGGGCCCGCGGTGATCTCCGCGGGGGAGATCGTGACGTTCGCGTTTTTCTCTTCGTGTGTCATGGTTTCACCTTTCGCGCGATCTTGAGTGCGCTCTCGAATGCTTCCGATCCTATCGGAGAGCGGGCCAGTGTTGCAAGCGCCTCGCGATATCGGGTCAACTGGCAACGCTCGCACTCGCGATCCCTGGTAGCCTTCGGACAGGCGAGGCACGGGTTGAAGCTCTTACGGGTCGGCTTGGTCATCGCTTGCCCCCTCCGTTGATCGCCCACTGGATCGCGGCGACCAGGGCGGCGACCGCTGCCCAAACGATCGCCGCGGCGGTGAGGGTCGCGCCTATCGCGAAGACCATGTGACCCCAAAAGGAGCGCGTCACCACCATCTCCGAGTCGGCGATCTCATTCCACGCGACCACGAACACGACCACAAGGAACGCCAGCGCGAGAACGACGACCGTAAATCGAAGCGGGCGGCTCATGGCTTGCCCCCTGAACAGTGAAGCGCGCCCTCGAACTCGACGCACTCTCCGCGGCTCCGCTGTAACCAATCCTCGAACCACCGATCCCACTGGTCGCTTCCGATCTGGACCATCGCGCCGCCTCCGTGCGCCTCGAAGCTGTAGCTCGACGGCTCGCACGGGGGACAAGCGCAGTCACATTGACACGGGGGAGCCGCGATCGGGATCGGTGTCGGCGACTCCGTTAGAATGTTTGCGGCGATCGCACCGAACGCGACGAGGAGCGACGCGACGAGCGCGAACAAGAGAACGCCAAACTTCGAGTCTTCGTTCATCCCGCCCTCCGTGCTCCCTCGGCGATCCGAGCGTTTTCCTTTTCCGCGATCCATTCGTTCCACTTCGCGATCGCGAGATCCTCCGAGTGGTGATAGGCGGTGAACGCATACGGGCAAGTCGGCGTCATGTGCTCGACCCTCACGCGGTATGTGCGATCGCCCTTCGAGGTGATCGGAGCCTCTCCGCAATTAAAACAGGGGCGCGCCTTCATGCCTTCACCCCCCACTCGTGATCGCTCGCGTCGCTCGCCTTGCAATCGCAACAGAGCCCGCCCGAGTGCAAGAGACAACATTCCTCGTGAACCTCGGGAGGTCCGAACGGCCAACGCGCACCGGGGACCGGCACGAGAAGCACCGGCGCGAAGGCGTCGGGGTCGAGGTCGGATTCGTCGGGCCCGATCCAGTGTTGGATATCGGTCATCGCTCCGCTCCCCCTTCCCGCTCCGCGCGCCACTGGTAGAACCTCGCGAGAAAGTAAACGCTCGACTCCGCCTCCGACCCGTAACGGATCAACGAATCCTCCGAACAGAACTCCGACCCGCAATAGACGCGAATCCATGCGACGACGTAGGCGTCGAGCTTCGCCCCCTCGTAATAACCGGGCTCCCCGTAGTAGCTTCGAAGGAACGCGCGGATCTCGTTGTGGACCGCCTCGCGTTGGGGCTCCCTGTACTTGACGTCGATCAGCGTGTCGCCAGCGAAGAGAACACCGGCGAGCGCGAGCGCGACAACCGCGAACACAAGGAACACCTTCCCAAGATAGGCGGCGTCCGCAAAGATCTCTCGAATGAAACCCCTCATGCGACGCCCCCTTTCTCAATCCTCGACATCGCCTTGAGCGCCGCCCACCTTCCCCCCGTCGTAACGAGGCGCCGATAGAAGATCGGGAACGTGGGCCAGAACATGAGGAAGTCTCGCTCGGGCGCTTCGCGTTGCATGTCGACGAAGAGCAAGAGGAACGGGTTCACTCTGATCAATGCGGACCGAACGCCCGTGATCCTGTTCTGGACCACGCCGGGGACTAAGCCGAAAGAGACCGCGAGGAATCCGAGGAGCTTTCTCATGTGCTGATCCTCCGCTCCCTGTCCACGCGATCGATCTCCGCCGCAACGAGCGCGCCAGCGATCGCGAGCGCGCGCATTCGACCGAGGGCCCCCCCCGTCGCCTTGAAACCGTGCTTCTCTACCAACCCCCACCGATCGAACCCCTCGGGGTGATCGACCTTTGCGTCGGTTCCGTCGGTTAGTAGCTCCGCCGCGGCGATCGCAAGCTCGGCGTGTGTGTGTCCGTCGTCGTGCTCCGCTGTCCGCCCTTCCTCGAAGACTTGGCGGCGCCGCTCCGCATCTATCGCGCGGAGACCGCGGAAGAGATTCGCGGGCGTTCCCTTCCCTCCACTGAACCCGAGGTTTCGCTCGCGCGAAAGCAGATCGACGAGATACTCGAACGCGTCGAACGCGTCGGGGTTTAGCGACGCCGTCGCCATCTTCAATGTCGTTTCGAGCGCGTCGCGCTCTTCGTCGGCTTCGGTTGGGGGTTTCGCCTTCGAGGATGGGGCGAGCCGCTCGTCGGGCGAGTCGTGAAGCTCGCCGTTCTCTTCGAGTAGATCTCGAACCATGTCCGCGAGCGGGGCGTCGGTGTAGTCGGCGAAGAGCGCGCGCGCCTCGTCGAGTTCCGCCTTCGCGCGATCGTAGTTGCCGCGCAACTCGCGCACCGCGCGGAACGACTCCGAGTAACCGTATGAACCGGGCTCGGCGTCGTTCTTCCCTGTCGCGTTCCCCTCCGCCGCAACGAGACAACCGGCAAGCTGTACGCGGAGCCGCTCGACGCTGTCCCCGCTTCCCTCGGGGTCGGCGTAGCGCATCGCGTCGAGTTCGGAAGAGAGCCTGTCGACCCTGTCGCGGAGCGCGTTGTTCTCCGCGTAAAGCCGATCGATCCTTTTCTGTGCTTCCGTGGGCCCGAGAACGACACCGTCGGAGAACCCGTTCGCGTCCGCCGTCGACCATACGATCTCACCGTCGTCGCGCTTCCGAACGACCCCGCCTTGAGGGATCGCGCACACCTCGCGGAGCAAGTCCACCTCCGCCGCGGTCCGCCGCCACAAGTCCCGCGGAACCGAGTTCTCGATGATTAGGTTCTTCTCGGTGAGCAACGCGTTCAGATCCATGACCTCGTCGCGATACTTCTCGACCGCGCGAGCCGCTTCCCTCCGCCGCTCCGCGATGATCGAAAGCTCCTCGCCGATCTCCGCGTTCCGCTTCGCGAGTTCGTCGAGGGCGACCCGTAAGCGCGCGATCACCTCGTCGCTCTCCTCGGGCTCGACCTCGTCGTCGCTCGGTTCGATCGGATCGACATAGCGCACCGGGAGATCGAACTCGTCGGCGATCGCAAGCTCGGCCATGAGCCCCTTCGAGTCACGCCATCCCGCCTCGCGCAACACTACCATTTCAGAGGAGCACGCGAGATAAGCGCGATCGAACTCGCGCCAGAACTCGAAGTCGGTCGGGAGACCATGCGCCGCGGCGAGCGGGTGACAGTGCGAGATCGGCGAGAACACGATCGCGCCGGTCCGCATGAGATTGACCGCGACCCTATTCACCGAGCGGAAGCGCGCCTCGCGCACCGCGGGATCGGGATCGCTGTACGGACATCCGAGATAGACGAGCGGGCGATCAATCGTCATGACTCACCCCCCTCGGGCCAGGGCTCGACCTTGTTCACGGGGCGCGGAATCACCGCGAGCGATGTCCGGTGATACCGAACGCGCCTCGGGTGAAGCGTCACGGAGTCGAGCACGACCCGATCCTCCATTGCGTCGTGCGGAGCCGTGCGGACCCTCGACACCTTGCACCGATCCAGAACGATCACGCGTCCCGCCTGACCCTCTCGCGTCAACTCGACGAGCTTGACCGTCGGGCGGCTCTTCGGTTGCGCGGAGAGCGCACCGGCGAGCCCCTCCGTTCCCGCCTTCGGCGCCGCCTCGATCGTGACCGGCTTCGTGTAGGTTCGACCGTGAGGGCCGAACATGACCTCGACGTCGGAGATCCTCGCGACGCCGACCGAGCGCCCCCCGATCTCCACCGAGAACTTGAACGCCTTCAAGAACTCGGCGGCTCTCATGACTCCACCTCGAACAAGGTCTCGTCGCCAGCCTCGACCCCGAGGGGACCGTCGAACTCGAACGAGAGATCCATCGTGTAGCTCGACGGCACCGAGACGAGCTTCGCCTCGAACGGGATCTTCGAGTCCTCTTCGACCTGCGCGACCGCGAACGTCCAAACGCCGGGGTTACGGTAGAGCGCGATCACTTTCGCGATCGGCTTCACCGGGCCCACCGTGCCGCACGTCGGGCACTTCTCCGCGGGACCGACGATCGTAACCTCCGCGTTGATCTCGCCGTTCGAGTAGGCGCTCACCTCGTCTTGTTGCTCGACGCCGTCCACCGTGCGAGTGACCACGACAACATCGTCGGAGTGACCTCGGAATGAAATCTTCGTCTTCATGGCTTCACCTTTCTTTACCTGTTCGCAACGCTCGGATTAAACGATCGAGCGTGCGGAGTTCCCTTTTCGGGATGGCGTGCGACGGGCAACTCTCGCCGCGCACGCGGTCGGGGACGTCGACGATCTTCGAGCGCGATATCAGCGCGCCGGGGATCGCGCGGATCTGGACGTCCTCGCGGAACACTATCACCATCGCGAACGGCTTCGGATTGATCGCCGCCCACTTGTCGACCGAGGAAACGAACAACGGATCGAACGCGCTGGCAAGCGCCATCTTGCGGGTCTTCACCTCGATCACTCGACCCGCAACGACCAGATCCTTCGAGCCACGGAAGCGACCACGATCGGCGACGTCCTCGCGGATCTCTTGCTCGGGTAGCTCCACGTCGAGACCGTGAAGCGCGAACAGTTGAGCGATCCACCGCTCCCACGCGTGACCCTCCGCGCACTCCGACCGGAAGAGCGCGTCGTTCTGTAGCCAGGGGAGCGGGGTTACCGTTGCGCTCATCGGTACACCTCCGCGAGCGCCAGCACAACGAACGCTTTGTCGATCCCATAGGCGCCACCGGGGAGAATGTAGCTCACGCGACGGATACACGCGCGCCCCGTCCATTTGTGCGTATCGGGGTCGTGCTCTTGAAGGTGCAACAAATCGCCGACCTTGAACCCGCGATCGTCTCGCCTCACCTCGAACGTCTTGTCGCCTCGAACGACGGCGTCGAAGAACTCGGGCGCGATCTTGAGTTCGTGCGTCTTCACCGTTCACCCTCCGCACCGTCGAAGAACGAACCGACCACCAAGATCAAAACCGCGATAGGCCAAAGAGCGACGACACTCGCGAGCCCCGCGGGGTTGTAACGCTCGCGCAGGTTGATCCCCGAGCGCTTCGACCCGACCACGGCAAGCATCGAAATGAACGCACCGATCGACCAGTAGGCACCGCCAAACACGGCGCCCGGTATCCCGCCGATCGCGAAGTAGGCGATCGCGACAATGCCGAGCGAACAGAACGCCAGCATGAACGCGAACCCATTGTTCCACCTTGCGCGCTCCTCTTTGGTCATCGCTTGCGTCCCCCTCTCGCCCTTACGGGTCGGATCGCGCGAGGCTCGCTCGCGATCATGCGGCGAAAGTCCGCTTCCGCGTCCTCGTCGCCGACGCCCGCCGCGTCGAACCGTCGCTTGCACCCTGGACACTTCGCGTCGAAGTAGACGACCGTCGCGAGTTCCTTGTCGCCGGGGCGGAGAACCTTCGCCTTGACCCGTCGCACCGATGGCGTGACCAGCGACCCGCAACGACAACGAAATTCGGAGCCGCTACTCATCGCCGCCCTCCGTCTTCGCGTCGGTCGCCTTCGCCTTCACGCGGATTCGAATCGGTGTCGCCGCGCGAGCCTTCGCGAACTCCGCCGCGAGAACTACGACCGCGGGCTCGCAGAGTTCCCCGAGGTCGACCGGGTAGCCGGGGCGCGTACATTTCCCGTCGCGCGTTATGAACTCGCACGTCTGCGCGCACCACGGAACACCTCGCTCATCCCATGACGGGTTGACACCCTCGGGGAGCGGGAGGGCCCGCGGCGCGTCTTCGGCGAACCTGCGAATCGCTTCCTCTATTCTCGCGATCCCGTCTTCGAGAAAGCCCACGCGATTCTGATCGCGCTCGCGAACCTCCGCGTTGACAGCGGCGAGTCTATTCAGCTTTTTCGAAAGGTTGCTCATTGCTCGAACATTGTTCCTATCATTGATCCGATCATTGATCGGAACATTGTTATCCTACGCGGTCCGCCCTGAAATCGGGATCGTCCTTGTCGGTGCTCAAGAGAACCCAACCCCCGCCGAGCAAACCGAGAATCCAAGCACTCGTTCCCTGGATCACCTTCGAGGCGCGCCCGTCGAACTTGCGAAAGGTTCCCGCCGTGATCGAATCTCCGCCTCCTCCTGCCATGCTACACCGCCGCCTTTCTGATCTCAGCTATCGAGAACGACGCCGCGGGGACGAACTCCGACCACATGAGATCGGGCTCTTCGTCGAACCGTTCCGACTTCGCGAGATCCTTGTTCGTGTCAACGGTCATGACCGCGGGGTTCGCGACGCCGCCCTTCGCGGGCTTGCCGTACCGCTCGTTATGCCACGCCTTCAACTCGTCGCCCCACTTCCAAACCTTCGAGAGAATGAGCACCCCGAGCCCGTACATGAACCCAGTGATCCCGATCCCCTTGTTGGCTTCCTTCGACACGGACCGCGCGCACGCCTTGAGGGTCTCCCCTCCCTTCATGCGCTTCTCGATCCCGTTCGCCCAACGCTCGGCGAACTTCAAGACCGCCTCCCCGTATTCGTCGCCCTTGTTGGCGTCGACGTATTTCTTCCACTCGCTCGCGCTCTTGAGTTCCATCCTACAGTCTCCCGAGTTGCGAGGCGGGCAACGGGCACAACATCCCGACGTCGTATTCCCAACGCCCCGCGGTCTCGTTCCATGATATCGCGCGAACCTTGCGGACGTTGGCGCCCTTGCCTATCACCGCGACGGCGACGCGCTCGCCTTCGCTGAACAATTTGCGCGGCCTGTTGTTCATGTTCGTGTCGTTCATTGAACCCGTTGCTCCATGAGCCCCGCGAGATCGGGCGGTAGCTCTACACCTCCCGCCTCGACGGGATCTTCGAGCGGCTCGGGAGCGGGATCTTGATCCCCTTCCCACGCCTCGCCGCCCGGTTCGGTTATGGTTTCGATCAAGAGGTCTTCGGCGATGGACCGGGCCGGTGTAGCCGCCACCCGAGGAGAGGGGCGACCCGCACGGACCGCCCGCCTAGCTTCCGCTTCCGCTTGACGCCTCTCCGCGGCGGCGAGCGCGTCGGCATAGTCCCGAAGAGCGGAGCGGAGATCGCTCACGTCGGCGCGCGTCGCCGTCGTTTGCTGTGCGAGATACTCAATTCGGTCGCGCATGATCTGAAACGCGAGATCGTCGCGCTTCGCGTTCGCCTCGTCGGTTACCTTGACTTCCTTGTGTGCGCTCTCGGCGTGCTCTCCCGCGTCGAGCGCCGCAACGAGACCAGCGATCGCGGTGACCAATGTCGCGACACCGCCAAGGATAGCGGTAACCAGCGCGACCCGTTTCGACCTACCGTTTCCGTTTACAGGTTCGGCCATCCGGCTTGTCTCCTCGGGGACACGGCGACGGGCGTCAACTCCGCCACCGGCTCGACGCTCGCCACCGGCTCGGGAGTTTGCCCGAGCCCTCGGACTGCGATCTCGTCGGTGCCTATGTACGCGGTGAAATCCTGTCGATAATCAGAGGGGACACAAACGGAAAATTGCCACTCGGTTCGCAACGATCGGATTGAGTTCATGTGCCTCGTTCCCCCTATTGAATCAATAGATCGATCTTACGATCATCGATCACGCGAGTCAAGCGGAAGTCCAGTAACGGCGCGGGTCGCAGCGTTTTAGAATATATTCGCGCGATCGTTTTTCAGGCGTCGAAGTGCTACCCTTCGCCGTCGCCCTCGTCGCCCTCGTCACCGAGGGGCAACTCTCTTTGAGCGGGCCCGATCTTGAGCGCGAATTCGTGACCGAGTTGTCCGATGATCCAGATCAGATCGTCGGATCTGATCGCGGGCAACTTCATGTTGAACACGAGGTCGGGGCGCGTCGGTTGCTCCTCACTCTTGAGGAGCTTGAGCTTGTTGACCGTTACCCCCTTGACCTCGAAACGAACGCGCGCCTCGGGATCGGACACGGCGCCAGCGAACGCGGTGAGAACCTGATCCGAATAATCCTGATCGAGTTCCGCGTTCTTGAACGGCAAGACGTGGTGATCGCCAGCGTTCCGCGCCTCGACCATCGCGAGCACGTCGGACCCGAGGTCGACGAGTTGCGAGTCGGTGATCGACCCCTTGAGGACTATCTCCGAGACGATGTTCCCCGAGTCGTCGTCGCGCTTGAGGCTGATCTTCGTTACCCTGCTAACAAATTTCTCCCTGAACATCTCTTTACCTCTCGATTGTTGAAGCGCGGAAACCCGCGCGGTTACTACTTAGCAGCGGCGTACACACCAACGACGCCGAACGCGATCGACTCCACAACTACCAGCGCCCACGGAATCCACTCGCGCACCGCGGCGGCGTTCCGAGCTTCGAGTCGAAGGCGCCTCTCGTCGGTCCATGCGACCCGTAAGAGATCGCGATCCTTCACGGCTAGGTCAAGAGACTCTTTGCAGATCGAGAGCCTCGACTCCCGGTTCTCAACTTCGGCGAGTGCTTTTGACTTCGCGGCGATCGCGAGTTTCCAGTTGTCGAAGAACCAAAGATAATCGTCTTCGAGCTTGACAAGCTCGGCGAGTTCCTTCGGCGTGAAGGCGCGCAACTGCTCGCCGTCGACCTCTACCGTTCGCCCTTCGGGAAGCTCCCGCCTAGTCGTCGGCGCTCCCGTGTCCTCGTCGCCGATCACGCGCGGCGAGAATGCCGTCAATGTCACCACGATCAGCGGCACGATCAAGCTCTTCATGAAATTCATTTCGACCCTCTCCCGCGTTGTCGATCCTGTCCTCGATCTCTTCTCGCTCCTCTCGGAGCCTGTCGCCCTCCGCCGCGAGTTCCCGATCCCTCGCCTCGTTTGCGTCGAGCATGTCGTCGACGAGGTCGCCGCGCCCGACCGCGAGGTCGACGGCGGGGTCGTGCTCTTGCGGGTCGGATCTGCGCCCGAGGAAGAACACCGCCGTTGCAACGACACCGATCGCGACGAACACGATCGCGATCCCTATCAGGATCTTTTTCCACCAAGGCGCACCGCGCCAAGAGGCGACGAGCTTGTCGAATAATTCCTTCATAGCAATTCACCCTGAGAGGCTCTAGCCCGCTCTATAAGCGGCTCGGAGCCGTCCTCTGCTTGGAGCCTTCGCTTTGCAATAGCGTAGAACTCGGGGTCGATCTCATGCCCCACAAACGAACGACCGAGACGGAGCGCCGCGACCCCTGTCGAACCTGAACCCATGAACGGATCAAGAACAACCCCCCCGACGGGAGCGACGAGGCGAACGATCCATTGCATGACCTTGAGCGGCTTTTCCGCGGGGTGTCCCGTGCTCTCGGCGCCTATCGACGGACACTCGAAGAGATTGGGGGTCGCTCCGCCGCCGCCCCAATGGATCACCTTCCCGCGCTTGCGCGCGAAGATCATTGCCTCGACCGCGCTCGTGAAATTCTTTCGCGGGTTAGGCGTCGGGTTCGACTTGATCCAGTAAGCCACTTGCAACGGACGAACGCCAGCGTCCGCAATGGCGCGCCACAAGTCGGTAACTCGCTTTGTGTCGGTGAACGCGACGAGTGACGCGCCGGGTTTCATTACGCGCGCCGCCTCCGAGATCCACGCGAGCGGGAGATCCTGATCCCATCCGTAATCGAACGCCACCGTCGAAGACCCCCGCTTTTGACGCTTGCTTTCCGACGCCGTCCCGTAAGGTGGATCGCAGATCACCGCGTCGATCGTCGCGGAGTCCATTGCTTCTAGTAGCTCGGAGCAATCCCCGAGAGTCGTTCCCCACGTAGTCACGGCGCGCCCTACTCGACGATCACGCCGGTCCCGGCAACGACGATCGCGACGGTGTCCGCGGGGAGTTCCGTCCGCTCTCGCTTCCCTCCCTCGGTGCGCGGCTTCGTTATCACGACGGCGCCGCGAAGCGCGAGGTTGCCGCGACAATGCGGACACACCAAGAGATCGCCGTCGTTCGGCGGACCCTTGAGCTTGTAGCGCTCCTCGTTGGGGACGTAGCCGCGCCAGATAACGCCGCCGTCGATCGCGACACGGTCGCCCCTCTTGACCGTCGGGGGCAACTCGATCACCGCGACCTCGCGGCGCTCTTGCGGACAGTAAACGGGGATCTCGATTCGCGTGTTTGTCTCGTTGCTCATCTTAACCTTGTCCTTTGTCGTTGTTCCTAGACGAACAAAAAAACGACGCCTCGGCTTCTCTCGGGGGAACGGGGAGGGCCGAGGCGTCAAGGGCTTCGCGCGCGTTGCCCGTAGCAGGAGCGGCGCCAGCGAGAAGCGATCTGATCATAACCAAGCCATCGACGCTGGTCAACGCGTCGTGACCCTCTCCCTCGGTTGGGATTCGCACGCCGCGAAATACCCCGAACGAGGAAGCGAGGATCACGACCCCCCGCGCTTGACCGCTGTCGACCGGGAACCACTCGGCGCCGCCGCAAAGAGGACAGTCCGCCGCGGCGCTCTCGTTGAAGCGAATGAAGTCGCCGAGCCCCCGCTCCGCCACCTTGCGACGCAACTCGGCGAACCGATCGCGCACCTTCGGATGTGAGCCGTGCGATCCGTGAGGACACGCCAGCGCCAAGAGGTTGACCGCGCGATCCTCTCCGACAACGGCGACCGCGAACTTGACACCCTCGGAGGTCACCAAGAACGGCACGCCAGCGGGCGGAGCGTCAACGAGGCATAGGGGAACCCCTTTGACAATCGTCCACGCCTCAACGCCGTTGAGGGCGCGCTCCTCGCGAACCTCTTTCGGATCAACCTTCGACATGCTTCTCGTATAGGGCGCGAATCCACGCCTCTTGTTTTTCGGTTGGGAACCAAAACTCGGAGACATTGTCGACCATGTCCGCGACGAACTCTTGTTCGAGGATCGTGAGCGGGCAATCGGGCTCGTCGAGTAGCTCTCCCAAGTGATCGATCATGTCGTCGACTTCAAGGCTCATCGTTGCCTCCCGTGCTTTGTTGGTCGCTTCTCGTTGTGCTCCATTTTCTCGGCGTAAATGGTGGGCCAGTATTCCCCGAGCGCCGCGATCGCTTGCGCGCATACGTCGAGCACGTCGAACAGGTGTCCCGCCAAGATCTCGATCGAATCGCCCTGTCCTACGAATGGAGCGACGCCGTTCTCGGGCGTGCTACCGAGCTTGACGTCGCGGAAGACTTCCATCGCGGCGGTCAACGATCGGATCGCCTCGTTTTGAAATGTAAGAAAACCGCCCGAGATAGCCATATCAAGCGGCGCCTCCGAGCCTTCGAAAGCGAAGGGTTTGAAGAGCGCGCGCAACGATTCACGCCAGCGCAACGGGGGGGCCAGATCGCACGCTTGGATCAGATCGAACAAGCGAACCATGACGTCGACCCATTCCTCGACGTAGTTGTTCACCGCCGCATGAAAGAGTTGAACGAGAACCCTCGTGTCGCTCCGCCTCCCCTCGATGAAACCGCGCCAGCACTTGCGAGCCGCCTCCGCCGCCTCGCTTGCCTCGCCGATCTCGGTAACGACCAACATGAGCTTCTCGGAAAAATTCCCCCATCCGGTCTCCCACTTTTTCGAACGACGCCACGCGCCCGTTGCTTGAGCGATAGCGTCAACGTCGATGGGCTCGGGCGCCCCGCCTACACGATAAGCCTCTACGCTAGAAACCCCCTCGCCGACTATCTCGAACCAATTTCTATCAGACATCTTTACCTCACAGGTTGAGCGCCCAATGGTCGCACCATTCCTCGTCGTTGAGCCGTCTCACGCGGATCAGATTCAATTCCCCGCGAAGCGTTTCTAGCCGCGCGATATCGCCCGCGTCCGTAGCGCACAGCGCAACGAAGAGCGGGTCGCCCATCGCGCGACCTAGCTCGCAACCCGCCTTCATGTTCTGCTCGATACGCTCGATCTCTTCGAGTATCTGTTCCTCTCGGCTCATCGCGGGAACCTCCGCGGCCAATGCTCCCCGAGATCAAGCTCGCGCATGTTGCGCTTGACGAATACCGGGATGCCTTGCTCGTTTGCGAACACCAAGATCCGCCGCGCCGCCTCGGTGAGCGCGAGAGCTTCCGACGCGGAGCGAGGAGACCGCCGCCCGGTCTCGGCACCTATCACGATCCAACCGGGGACGCGACCCGCAACGACCAGCGCCGACGGATCGAAGTCCTCGTCGAGAAGCGGCTCGACGGAAACCCAAAGACAACCGCTCGAAACGTGCGCGAGAAGAGCGGGAACGCGGAGCGACGCCGCCCTCGTCGACTCTACGCTAACGCCGATCCACGCGTTGCGGGGCCATGAGCCCGCGAGCCCCTCGGGGTTCTTCGTCAAGATCTGGAACGTGTGATAGGGGTGGGAAGAGATCAGCTTCTTTACCCTGCTATGTACCAGCGCGGGCGTCACGCTTGAAGATACCGACGCAACGCCGACATCGCAGTCGGTGATCTTCCAGTGAGAGCGACAACCTAAATCCGCCATGCTACCGAGGAAGATCTTTCTCGACCTTCGGGAGCGGCTCAACTCGTCGTCGAGGGCGCGGAGCGCGTCCAAGTGAATAGCGGGAGTGAACGGATCGACGCCGCTCTCCGCGAGTCGGTGATAGACCGTTCCCGCTTTGCCCGCGAGCCGCTTCGAGAACTTCCTCGCGTAACAGTAGGGGCAACCATGAACGCACCCGGTAAAGGGGTTTGCCGTCTTGTCTGTCCACTCGATTTTATGAGCCACGTTTCACCCCCGAGAAATACCACCCGATCGCGTCGAGCGGCGAGTGTGCGTTCGCACCTTGGAGTTGAGGACATGGTCCCTCGGGAGGGAACCGCGTCCCGCGCCACGTCGCGAGGATAGCGTCGAGGTCGAGGAGCCCGCGTCGAAGCTCGTCGCTCAACACCTCGCACAAGAGTTCAAGCGGCGCGCGTTGCCGGTTGTCGTCTTCGCGGAACCCGTCGACGCGGACATGGACCGCGCGCCCCTCCACATAGCCGACGTGAGCGTATACGTCGACACCTCCGACCGTGAGCTTCACTGTTCGCGAGGTGATCGCGCCTTCCTCCATTCGGCGGAGATCCTCGAAGGCGTAGCGATCTTGGATCGACCTAGCCTCCGAGAGATCGGTATCGCGCTCGATTGCGATCTCCCCCTCGCGGATCATCCATTCCTCGATCCCCGTCGGTTGTTTCTTTTCAGACTCCACCGATCGAAACCCCTTGTCTGATCTTTGTCGCCAACTCGATCGCACGATACCGACCAATCAAGACGGCGTCGGCGGCGTCTTGCGGTATCGACTTGAGACCGAAGACCCCCTTCACCTTTTCGGCGCATTGTTTCTTGAGCGCGTCGCGCCCTTTCTTCGATCCCGTTCCGAGTTCTCTCGATTGCCACGATTGCGGGTGAACGTCGTCGTCGCCTTCGACGTAAGGGATATCGTGAGACATGAACGCCTCTTGCCAGCGACCCGCAACGCGCGCGACCTTTTTCATCGACTGCGGGATCGCGGTGTTGGTCTTTACGGGTCGACCGTTGACGACCTTCGGCTTCGCGAACCCGAGAAACTGATCCTCGATCACGCCCCGCTCGATCCGCGTAACGTCGGGATGTTCCCGAACCAACGTCGCGATCACGTCGCCGAGAACGCGGCTCACGCTGGTCTCTTTCGCCTTGACCACCCCGAAGTAAAGAAGCCGCGGCGATGGCTCTACCGTTAGGATCGCATATCCCGACTTGGCGCCGGGGTCGACCGCTATGACAACGGCTTTCCCGCTCATGGTTTGCCCGCTCTCTTCGAGGGCTCTCCGCCGCTGCGATAAAGCGAGAGGTGACCGAGCCCGAGATCGTGGAGCCACCTTCGCAACGTGCGCGGCGCCACGTCGAGCAAGTCCGCCGCCTCGGGGACAAACCCATCGCTCGCTTCGAGCGCTTCGGTGATCGCACGGATCTTCGTCTCGCGCAGTCGCTTAGACCACGCGATGAACTTCTTTTTCCGCATGTGGATTGCTCCTTACTCCGTCGTTACGATTTCCTTGACGAGTCGATAGGCGGGAGACACCGACAAAATCCTGTCGCCCGCTATCCGCGAAACGTACCGATCGATCCGACGAGCGGCTCGATGCCGCCCCCATACCATTTTCCAATACAGGAACGAGGTCATAGCGCCGATCACGTAGCCGCGCCGGTCCTCCTCCTCTCGCCCGGTCCAGTGATCGATCGCGAACCCCATCGCATATGCGCGCGCTTCCGCGTCCGCCCTCCACGGGGAGGGGAGCGGGGCAACCGCTACCAACGCCAGCACCGCGGGGAGAATCCAGAACAGCGACCCGCAAGCGCCAACAATGATCGCCGCAACGATGAACACGAGGGCGAAAACTTGCGGCGACAAGTAGCCGATCCCGAACCCGACCTTCGCCTTCGCAAAGTCGAACGCGTGAACCGCTTCGTGCGCCAGCGTGTAGAACGCGGCGCGCGGGCTCTTCTCTACATACTCGCGACGCGGAAACCAGATCGTAGATCCGACCGTGGTCGCCGCGTCTTCGTCCCAAAACAGATCGATCCGCGCGATCTTGTCGGGGAGATCCTTCCACGGAAACGAGTCCGCCTTGTAACGGATCTCGAAGCCGGGGATCGTCTGTTTCAGAACGTGACAAAGCTCGTCGAACCTTTCCTTCCATACCTGATCGCTCATGGGGACACCTCACGCGGCGCTGTGCGCCCGTTGTCGGTCTTGTGTTGTGTTCCCCCTTGCCCTTTCTTCGGGGGCGCCACGGGGCGCCCTAGTAGCCTCTACAGGGTTTCGCCGGATAGTCTCGCCGCCGACTCTCGGGAGAGCATCGAAACGCGGAAGGCGCGATCCATTGCTCCGCCGAGAGCGTTGACAAGTCGCTCTCCGCTCAAACCGTTTATGCGAATCGCGTGAACGAGAAGAGACCATCCCCCCTCGGTCGCGATCCATGTGTCGCCGTCGCTGGTCGGCGGGATTTGGTTTTCTATGTCCCCCCACATGCTTTCGAACTTGGGCCCGAACTCTTCGATGAATGCGCTTACGGGTCGCTCGGGCAACGCGACGAGCAACGCGATCGCGTCGACGAACACGTCGCCGACGGAGGGCGCTAGAATCTCGACAACCTTCGAGCCGGGGTTGAGGATCGACCACAAGAGGAGATCCGCGGGCGTGTCCGAGAGAGGGGGCGGCACCTGATCGCCATGCTCCGATAGCGTAACATTCACCGCCCGACCGCCTTCGTCCTCGACGAACTTCGCCACAATGATCATGACGTCCCCTCCGACATCCCGACTCTCTTCAACGCTTGCCGCGCCACGAATCGCGCGCTCTCTATATCGGGCGTCACCGTCGCGATCTCGCGAAGCGGCTCGGCTAGAAAGTCGATCACGTAGCGGGCGCGCTTGTCCGCCCACGCGAGCAACCATTCGATCGTCGCGTCGAGGTCGGAACCGTCGAGCCTATCCAACACGAACACCGCGATCTCTTCGCGGGCGCACTGGTCGATCTCTTTCGGGAAGCGCCGCAAGATGTAGTCGATCAACTCCTCGCGTGACAGCTTCTCTATGTTCCCCGCGCTCTCGCTCATCGCTACTTCCCTTCGAGGCTCGCGACATATGCCGCGAGTAACGCGACGTTGTCCGCTTCGAGTGCTTCGAGAATGTTGATCTCCCCCGCCCTCTCAAAACCGATCCGCCGCTTCCCCTGGATCTTCTCGTGGTGTCGGTGACAGACTCTCGCGACCAAAAGGTCGCTCGACTTTTGCCCCATCCCCTTCGGTCCGTAGTGGTGCAACTCCGCCGCGGGTGTCTGCTCGTTGTCGACGTAGTGACAAACGCAACACGCGCCGCCGAGCGCCTTCGCAAACGAGAGGAACTCCCGCGATCGATATGGGGTTCGTCTGCTCATGGCAACGGGTCGACCTCTTGCGCCGTCGTAGGAACGACGCCGTTGTTGTAGTCGTCGCGAAGCTGATCGTATTCGCCGATCAACTCATTCAGCTTCGACTTGATCGCTCCCACGTCGCCGACCCCCGCATTGTCGAGCCAATTCGCGAGCCCCTCGACTACTACCGACCAAACCTTCGGCTCGGGCTCCCAACCGGCGCCCGTCTTTCTCTCGGACCCCGCGATCTCGACATAGCTCCCAGGCGTCCCGAGGGAGGACCGAATCGCGTCCGCTCCGCTCGCGTCGGCGACTGCTTGAATGTCGGCTATGATCTCGGTCTTAGTGCTCATCCCGAACCCTCCATTCGGCGCTCTCCATGTCCTCGACAATCTCTCGATACAGGCGATCGAGGATTCGGAAGTCGGTCGCCTTCAACCCCTTGAGGGGTCCGAACTTGTCGCGGAGATATGCAACCCTCGACTCGCTAGGGATACCGCGACACATGAGCCCCGGCTCCCACCGACCAGCGCACGAGCCGACAACGAGACCGGCGCCGTTGTGAGCTTGGAGGGTTACCACTTCGCGCCCGCCTTTGGTCACCGTAACGATCACCCTATGGCTCGGACTGATATCGCCGTCGCCGACAAACGCCCGCGTGTAAGAATCCTCGACTACCGCCTTGCCCTTTCCCCTCGTCATCTAATCCCCCTCTACACAATGGGAGTGATAAGCCACTCCGTCGAGAATCACCGCCTCGCCCGACGGGATCTTTCTCCCGCACGCTTCGCACGCGACAACCTCGACGCCTTGCTTGATAGCAGACTTCGCCAACACTTCACGACCGAACTCGACCTCGGTCCCGTTCTCCAATATCGCAACGAGGCGCCCCACGTAGAACGATTCTCGGCGCTCCGAGAAGTCGCCGCTCGCCTCGACTTCCATCGTCTGATATTCGAGCTTCTCGATCGGCGTAGTCATTGAAGCGACGAGACTCAAGTCGGGGAACGGGGCGGCGCCGGGGTAGATGGTCCCCGGCTCGTCGCCGCGTTCGAACAGATAGGGACCGGACCGATCCCCGATCATGGCTCGCCACTTCTCGCTCATCCCTTGCGGTTCCTGTTGATCGTCTTCGCCGTCCGCTTCCCAACGTTACGCCCGAGCGGGCCCCCTTGTGGACCGTCCCGGCGAACCGGCTTCGCGCGGGACATGATCGCCTTGAGACCTTGCCCACGATCGTTGACGTAGGCGGCGACGTGAATGTCGGTCGCGTCGTGAACCGCGCTCACAGTGCGGAGCTTGTAGCCGCGTTGCTCGACCTCGCGCTTGACTGCGTCCTTGACGTCATCCCACCTATGCCGCGCCTTGACGCGACCGTCTAGCGCGAACGTGTCGACCAGCTTCGCACCGCCACGCGAGCCCCGCGCCGCCGTGAGGTACACGCCGACCGTGAGAGGATCTCTTTCATACCAGTTAGTCACGGCTCTTCCTCCGTTGCCTCGCTCGTTGCGGGGCGTCTATGGGGGTTCCTACTTCCTCGGGCGTCGCGCCCAAGGCGCGCGCGTAACGAGTAACCTTCGCGTCCTTCCACGCCGCGCGGTAACCGGGCCAGAACGCCCACGGGCGTTTTGTTTGGTGCCTCACCGCTAGACCGTGAAGGTAGGTTGCTTGCCAGTAGAACCCCGACCATTCGATCAGATCTTCGCTCTTCCCCTCTTTGTTCTCGAAGCGCAGGTATGCGCGATAGTGCGAGTCGAGGGTTTGCCCCATGCCTAGATCGAATCGAGGGAAGAGCGAGGACAGCTTCGGATCATTGATAGCGCGGATCACTTCCTCTCGGGTATGCGAGATCGTGCGCTTGCGCGGCTTGAGCACGCCGAGCCGATACGCCGCGCGCCTCGGGTTCAGTCCAAGCGTACAGAGATCGAAACCGCTCTCGGTCGATATGAGCCCGGCCCAAAGCCACGGGGAAAGCTCGAAGCGATCGTCGCTGGCTTCCCACGCGGAGCGAACCACATGCCACGCGATAGTCATCGAGAGTTCCCGAGCGGCGTCGCCCTCGTATGGTTCGCCGCAATACCACATCGGGACGGACCCTTTGACGGTTCGCACCTTGTAGATCCCGTCGGCAAGGCGCCCGATCGTCTTGAGTTGATCGTCGCTTGGGAAATATCGACCGTGAGCCTTGAGCGCGCCGATCGGATCGAACTCGGTCACCGGCAACGGGTCGACGTCTAGCGGCTCCACGAACTCGGTCGTCGGCTCTAGCGCCGCGCGCAACTCCGCGCCTCGAATGGATTGTTCCTCGACCGCGCGCGACATCGCACTTCCGATCGCGAACGTGGCGAGGATCAGAATCAGGAAAAGAAAAGGTAAGCGCCTCAACATTGTCGCCCCCTATCCCCGAACCTTCGCGCGGAACGAGTAGAAGATTTCCGCAACGCGCGCCTCGAACTCTTCCCACGGGAAGCCCGCGGGATCGACCTTGCGGCGCGTCGCTTGAAGGTGACCGATCATCCCGGTCCACTTGAGCGGGTTCGCGATCACGGTGCGAGGAATCTCGCCCGACTCGTCACGGAAGAACCGCGGCGGTTCGTCTGGAATCTTGGTGTCACCTTCGAGCTTGAGCGCGAGCCACATCCCCGCCGCGAGGCGCGCGAGCGCCTCGACTTGTGCGTCGGTGAACTTGAACACCTCCCACTTGCGACCGTGAATTCGATCCTCCATGACCTCGTGAGGCGCCATCCCTAGCCGCTTGCAACGAGCCTCACTGTAGTAGTCGGGATTACGATCCGCGGACGGGTAAAGACAACACTCGACGCCAACCGAGATCGGGTTGTGCTTGCCAGCTTGCCACGCCTTTTCAATCGCGTCGAGGGTCTGATAGGTAACGCCAACGTCGGAGAGAATGAAGGGAACCGAGAGCTTTCGATTGTTGTGGAGGGTCTCGAAGGCACGCTCGGCGAGAGGGCCCCCCGTATGGTGAATGAAGAACTGCGAGATCTTGTTGAGCCCGTCGCCGACCACGGCTCGCTTTGAGTAGCGCGCCCCCTTGATCACCTTGCGGGTCACCCTCCCGGTCTTGCGGTTCTCTACCTCGACAACCGCGCGTTTTTTTTCGTAGCCGTTGAAGCCTGTCGGATCAGTCCAACGAATGACCCTTGTTCCGATGTCGTAGAGGTTGCCGCGCAACGCGAACGCGTTGTTCGAGTCGAAGGGCTTCCCCGTGAAAGAGACTTGTTTTCCGATCATAGCTATCACCTCCGCGACCGATTCTACCACGTCCGAATCGCTCGATCAGTCTTGCGGACCTTCACCGATCTCGCTCTCCCCTTCGCTCGCCTTCGCCGGTTGATCGTTGTCCTTGCGGGTCGGCGCCATGCCGCCGAGAAGTTTTCCGATCCCCGCGCCAGCGCGAGCGCGAGCCGAGTCCATCGCGACCATTGAGCGCACCGCCGACACGACCTTGATATCTGCCTCGACGATCAGCGCCGCGACGTAAGCCTTGAGACGGGCGCGCGCCTCGACGCAAGCTATCTTTGACGGCACATCCGGCGCCGCCTCTTCCCACTTGTTGAGCGTCGCGATCTCTTCCTCGATAGCCTTGAGGATCTCTTCCGAAACGTCCGGCAAGGCTCTCCCTTTTTTCCTGTCCGTGTCCGTGCTCATAGCACCTCCCTTGTATCCGCCACCATTGGCGCGTCCCAATCGGGATGGGGGACGTCTACCAATTCGATAACCCCAAGCTCGCCACCGGGAACCAGTTTCGCGTATTCCTCGGAGAGTTCGATCTCCTCGTCGCCCTCCATCCAAACGTAGACGCGAGGAACCTCTCCGTCTTCGGTCGCCGTGTCGGGGTCTCCGATAATCGAAAGGAGATATCCCCCCGAGGCGTCCCAATGAGAGCGGGCCTTTTCGAGCCCGGTCTCTCCCACGCTCACGAGAAAGCCGCCAGCCGCCGATCTGAACGCCGCGGTTACCGCCGCGTACAGTCTCCCCCCGTCGTCGTTGTCCGAGGATTCGAGCGCGTCCTCGTCGCTGTCGTAGTAATCCCCCGAGTCTTCCCCAACCTCGATCACTTCCTCGCCATCGCCTGAGAGATCGACCTCTTTTGCAGATACCGATCCGCCGTCCCGTTGCTCTCCCCCTCCGACCCGTAAGGGAACGACGTCGAGTTCGTCGGGCTCATCCTCGGGTTCTTGCGGGTCGGCGGGTTCGTCCTCTTCCACGGCTCCGTCGAACCGCTTTGTTACTTCCTCCGCCAACTCGTCACGACTCGCCGCTCTCATTCGGCGAACCTTCCACGCACTCAGCGGCTCGCCCCTCTCTTCCGCCGCCTGGATCTCTTCGTCGATCCGCTCCTCCGCCGCCGCCATGAGATCCAAGATCAGCGGGGGAACACCTCCGAGGAAATCCGCCGCGAGGTATTCGATCGCGTGAGCCTGATATGTTTGGGCGCGGAATTTCTCGTCGCGCAAATTGAGAAGCCGGATCGCTTCGAGCGCGCGATGGACGGTCTCCGCTTGTTCCGCGGTGACAAGAAATCGAAACGTCTTCATGCCTCGCTCGGACAGCGATCCCGAGGCTCCCCCCTGGTCGCCTTCCTTCGGTTTCTTTTTCTTAGGGCTCGGCACTCCGCACGTAACGACGCCGCTCCGCGACGCGCGCTCCGCGATCCTCTGCTCGACGGGTGTCGAGTTGACGCCCGCCGCCTTGACCGACGCGGGAAGCCCGCACTTGGCGCACTTGAGATCGATCGAGTTCTTGCGGGCCTTAACAACCTCGAAGGAAAGCGATCGGCACTGACAAACCAGCACCGTTGCGTTTGAGTCATTGTTGACGTCGGTCAATAGTCATCTCCGTTGCTGCCGGGAAACATGTCCCGCGTTTCACCCTCAAAGGGATCGGAGGGTGTCGTTCCAATCCCGGCCCAAGGTAAGAAGCGCATCTCGCTCATGGAGCACCACAATTTGATCGTGCCGATAGATCCGTGATTGCTCTTCGACACGATCAACTCGGCTTCGTGCTCGTCGGCATCTCGGTCGTAAACCCACGGTCGATACAGGAACCAAATCGCGCGAGCGTCCTCTTCGATTGTTCCCGACTCCCGCAAGTCCGAGGCGCGCGGGCGCTTGTCCTCTCTCTCTTCGAGCTTGCGGTTCAACTGTGCGAGGAGCACGACCGGGATGCCGAGATCCTTCGCCATGTCCGCGCACCGTTGCACCGAATCAGAAACCCTGTCGTAACGGCTTTGACCGCGCCCTCTCATTCTCCGCAAGTGATCGATTATCAGAAGATCGAGCGACCCGTGCTTCGCACGATAGGCGACCGCCTTCGAATAGATCTCGGGAGCGGAAAGCCCCGGTGTTTCGTTGAGCCCGATCTTCACCTCACGCAAACGCTCCGCGGCGCTCAAGAGCTTCTCGGGATCTTGAACAGCGCGCCGCCTGATTCGGTTCATGGTTGCGCGCGAGCGAATGGCGAGCGCCCGTTGCTGAAAATTTTCGATCCCGTCTTCGAGCGTGAAGATCAACGACCGGCGACCCGCAAGATCCGCATTGATAGCGAGGTTCAGCGCGAACGCACTCTTCCCCATGCCGGGGCGCCCACCGATGACCGTCAACTCTTTGGGCCAAAGACCGCCCACGGATTGATCTATCGCCGAGATACCCGTCTTGATCAGCGTAGTGGGATCGCGCCCCTCGATTGCTCTTCGTGCGGTTTCAACAATGCCGTCGCCGAGTTCCTTCACAGTGTCGCCGCGCTCGGCAAACGCCGACGCCGCTTTCGAGATCGCGCTCTGTGATTCGATCAGGTAGTCTTCGGCGTCCCAGGTATCAGCGAACCCGTCGGCGACTATGCCTTGCGCCGCATGTATCACACGACGCACCGCGGATTTCTCCGCAACGATCCGAGCGTAGTGTTCCACGTTTGCGACTGTCGCAACGCTATCGAGGAGACCGTCGAAGACCATCGGACCGCCGACGCGAGCGAGTTCACCTTTGCGAGTAAGTAGGCTCCCGAGGGTCACAGTGTCAATCCCGACGCCGTCCTCTTGCAATTCCAACATGCCCGAAAAGATCGTCGAGTGTGCAACCACGTAGAAGTCGCGCTCGGTTATCCAGTGACGGACCAGCGCGAGCGCGTCGTTGTTGAGTAACACCGAGCCAAGGATCGCGCGCTCGGCGTCCATGTCGAAAGGTGGCTTACGAGGTTCGTCGCTCAATCTTGATTCTCCGATAGTGGTCGAAGCGACGGCGACTTGTAATTCGGATCGCCTCCGCTTTTTGTATTTGTCTTTTGATCCTGTCGCGCCCCTCCGCTCGCACGCCCGAGCCACCCTCGAAGAAAGCGTCCAAGTCCCGCCGCGGTTTTTTTCTGGCGCTGTCCCCTCTCCCATGATCCCGCCTTCGAGATCTGCTCAAGAGGATTGACGCCGGGATAGGCAACCGGATCGTTGAGGTCTCTCACTAGGTCGGCGATCGCCTTGGTCTTCATGTCTGCTAGGCGATCACCAAACTGTCGTTCGAGCAAAGCGAGGATCTCCCTCTCCCCTTCACTCAAAAGGGAAGTGGCAATTGCGCTTGTTCCTTTCTCGCGATCCCCAAATTCCTGAACACGTTCTTCGCCCAACAACGAAGACGTTGATCGATCATCGCTTGTATGTCGCGGGCGCACGCACCGATCTTTCCCTTTCCCTTTCCCTTTCCCTTGTTCGTGCAATGTTGGGTTCATTGTCCGATCATTGTTGCCATCATTGTTCGGAACATTGTTCTCGGGGCCCTCTTCGACTCGTAGCGCCTCCGCAAACTTTGACTTGAAAGTGGCAACGCGGGGATCGTTAGACCCAAACTCTTGACGCAAAATGCGGAGCGCCTCGACCGCCCAAACAGACATAAGATCCGTTTTCGGGATCTCGCGAATAGAGTTGAACCAGCCGATCACGTTCTTGCTTGAGATCGGAAGTCGGCGCCGAACCGCTTTCGGCAACATGACGACACGCGCCGATCGATCCTCTCGGGCCCATCCCATTTCGACAATGGGTTCGAACGCCGCCACGAAACGAGAGAGAGCGTCGGGGAGAGCGTCGGGATCGTCCTCGCTCCACCATCCAAGGTCGAGCACAATGTCGATACGGGTCGCCGTGATCCAGCCGGGGATCGGGAGCGAGTGCGGCGAGGTCAACAAGTAGAGCCACAAGATTTTTGAATCTACCGAGAGAGAAGCAAACCGCGGATCTCTCCACAGAAAGCACTCGACCGGCCTGTAAATTCTACCAGTGGAATTCGTCTTCATGGGTCACCCCGCGGAGGGAAGCCCTCAGACATGCCCGTGAGCGCGCCTGAGAGCCTCTCTCGTCGCCGTTCTACTTATCTTCGGGGTTTCCCTTGTCCTCGGCTCCCTCGCCGCCCTCGGTAGCCTGAGAGCCTTCCTTGACCTTGTCGGCGCGGCTCCGCAAGTTGTCCAGTTTGGAAGCGGTGCCGGTCGGCTCCGCCTCTCCGTCGATCACTTCGCCGTCGATCTCGGGGAACAACGACTCGGTAGCGTGTCCGAGTTCGATCGCCTCGTCGAGAGCCGCGGCGCGTTGGAACTCCGAGGAGAGCGGGAGATACTTCGCGAGCTTGCGAACCGCGGTCTTCCTCGCCATCTCATCCCAGTGGTCGCGCCACGGTCCGACGATATCGCCCTTCGAGTTCTTCGCGTTCCCCATGTCGCGGATCTTGTTGACGTCGGAAACGCTCATTACCTCGAACGCGCGCCCGCCGTCCTTGAGTGCGGCTTTCGCCCATACCGCGATCGGCTCCCCCCTGTCCTCGATACCGAGGGCGGGCTTGTGAATGAACCGATCCTCGTCGAGCCCATACTCGAACTCGAACACGTCGCCAGAGTAGACGACTTGAGCGCTGATCGATATCACCTGTCCCGAGCGACGCGCGAGTTCGATGAGCCCTTTGTATCCGATCAGGAACGACGCTTCGAGCGAACGCGCCCGCGAGTTCCAGAACGGGATCAGGTACGCGTGACCGAGCACGGGGTCGGGTTCGAGACCGACTTGAGCGGACGCCAGCACCGCGCGAAAGATCGACTCGGTGGTGCAATCGAGCAGTTTTGAATCCGCCTTGAGCGTCGACATTACGATCCGCATGAAGCGGTTCGGGTCGATCATCTTCGGGAGCGCCGCGGAGATCTGGCTCCGCTTTCGCGCGAAACCGTCGCGCAACGTCGCGAGCTTGCTAGGCGGCGCGAGCGCTTGCGACGGGGACCCCTGGTCGTTGCCCGTTGGCGCTAGATCCTGTTGCTTGTTCTCGTTGTTCTTGCCCGTGTTCTTTGCCATTTTATTTTTCCTCCGTTGTGGGGATTGGTTTCTTTATTCGCTGTTGGTCCGGTAGATTCTGAACGCGCGGAACGGCTTTCCCTCTTTCTCGAACTTGCTCAGATCGATATCGGGGTGGGAAGCCTTGAGCGCTTTCTTGTCGAACGTCTTGCGCCCCGCTTGCTCTTTGTAATACACGCGGGCGCCGCCACCTTCCGCAATCGAAGCGTTGCCCATGAGAGACACGATCTGATCCTTTGCCTCGGATTGCAAGGTCTTCACGTCTTCGAGAATGTCTCCCGCTTCGAGGTACTGAGATACCGCCGCGGCGAAATCGGCGGAGTCAACTCTCGCGACTTCCTCTCCGTCGACGGAGGGAAGCGCGTCGCTCTTCGCCATCGGCGCACGCTCGCCGGGAGCGGGCTCGACGGGCGGCTCTCCGTTCTGGACACACTCCCAAAAATCACGGTTAGCCGCGACTATCTTCGCGATCACTTGCTCGTCGCGCTCTACGACCTCGACGTGCATCTTCCACAGCTCCGCCGAGAAGATCACGAAGACGCACCTCTCCGCGCCAGTGACCGCCATATTGTGAAGCCCCTGGATCAGATAGTGATCGTGAAGCCCCTCGTTCTTGACCTTCATGAAACCGCGGACGCGCGGACACTTGATCTCCCCGATCACCTTTCGCACGTCGCCGACCGCGAAGTCGACGTTCGCGAACATGAACGGAAGCTCGGAGTTGCGAATGAAGAAACGGTTCCACCGATCGATGTCGTCGATCGGGGCGTCGACCTCGACCCCGTATTCGCTGGCGTAGAGTTGCGCGACGATCCCTTCGAGAGCGTTCCCCCTCTGAACGTCGGGAACATGCGAGATATCGGGAGCCTCGACGACCCTCCGCTTCTCAAGATAGAGATCCGTGATCGTCGTGCCGTAAAGCCTACCGTTGAAAATGACGGGCGACTCGCTACCGCCGATCCCGCTCCGTCGAGCTTCGAGCCATTCCTCACGCGTCGTTATCATCGCTGTGCTCCTCTTCGATTAGCGGCGAGACCTTCGCGATCATGCCGTCGATCTTTCCCTTTGCCTGTTCGCACCACGCGACGAACGCGCGGAGCGCGTCGCCCTTGTCGGTGTAGAGTTGTTTCGGATCTCCGAGGGGGCCCTCGTGATCCCTGAGTTCGGCCCGATCCCCCCCGAGGTTGAAATCGCCGAACCATCCGAAGCTGTCGCTACGGGTCGGCACCCGCTCCCCGTCGAACGTGAGGTAAATCCCTTGGGGGCTTCGATGGGGTGAGAAGATCTCGCCGTCGGCGCTGGCGTACTTCCCGCAAATCTTGATCAACTCCAAGCGGTAGAAAGCCGGGAGCCCGTTCTTCAAGAAAACGGCGAAGTATTCGTTAGGCAAATAAGCCTTATCGGTCATCGTGGTTCTCCGTGTTCATAGATTAATTTTTCGATCATGTTGTGCCCGATCTCGACGCCGATCCTCGGGCGCCACGCGTCGAGAGCGGCGGGGTTTTCTGTTGTGGCAAAGGAGAGGCGATCGGAGAGCGTGACGTCGTGCTTCGCGCAGATCGATCGGAACGGACAGCGGCGCCCCGGTGCCTTGCACGCTAGGTGATTCCGCCGCCATGATCCCGATCTCTCGCACCGCTCGATCTCTTTCGCCACTTCGTAAGCCTCGCGCCGCCACTCGACGATCTCTTCGGGGTCGACTGCGCGGGCAACGCGAAACGAGAATGAGTCGCCGCGAGATCTGATTCGCTGTAATTGCTCCGCGTGTTCGTCTTTTAGCGCGTCCGTGTCGAGGTGAGGATACCGGCGAGCGACTTCCCACCATGTCGAGAGATCCGTATCACACGCGGCTTTCGAGATACCGCCGACGCCGGTCCCGTCACACGCGGGACACACTTCGCCCGTCGCCGGGTCCATCGTCCCGCTCCCATTGCACTTGCGACACTTGATCGTTTTGGGCTCGCTCGGAGCGGAGCGCCTGATCACATCGTAGAGAATCCCCCGCGGGGTTGCGTCTATGAGCTTCGAGAATGCCCACAATTGCCCGAGGTCGTCGAAGCGATACCCTAGACCGTCCCGAATCTCGGCGACGTCCGAGCCGCCCGTGAAGCGCCTCACGACGAGCCAGGGCTCGCCATTGATCCAAACCGCGGAATCGAGAACCGTTCGATATTGCCACGGGGTCGCGCGGCGCCATCCCGCCTCGCGCAACTGGGAACACGATTCGCAACCGAGCCCGCCACAAGAGCGGCACGGAACGAGGAGCGGGGTCGAAACCGGATGCGCCACGATCGGAAGGTCGCCGTCGGTGGCAACGCCTCGGAGATCGTCTTCATGCTTTCGAGCGTAGCGCAACACGACCGCGAGCGCCGACTCGATCGCCTCGCGTCGCCTCTCGTCTTCGCCAGCGAGCCGAAGCAACTCCGACCCGCAAGCGCCGATCGCCGCCTCGCGATACTCGATCCCCCATCCCCTGAGTAGCTCGAACGCGGCGAGCATTTCGCGCGCGGAATCGTCGAACTCTCGCGAGCGTGAGAAGCCGGGTTTCTCGCGCTCTTGCATTCGCACGACCTCGAAGTCGTAGCGCCGCGGACACGCTAGGAAGCGCGCGCGCGAGGTGTCTGTGATAACTCTCTCTCTCTTCATGCGTTCCCCCGAACGATTGCCAGTGAGATCAAACCTAGCGATCCGCTCACCACTTGGCAAGAATTTACCAACTACTTTCTTGGGAAGGTGGCAATTGTGAGGGCGGCGAAAGTACGGAGCCCCGTCAATAGCAACGCCTCGAACGCCTCGAAAAATCCCCACGGATACGCGCGCAGGAAGAGCGCGAGGAGAAGCCAGCCGCGGATCTGGTCGCCGCTCATCGGTAGTCCCTCGCGAACGCCTTGAGGTCGTCGCGCATTTTGCGCTCGCGCTTGACCGCCGCGTCCCATCGGTCTTCGTCCCTGAACTTGAGAACCGCGTCCGAGACCAGCTTCGCGAGAACGCGCGGTTCCAAGGCGTCAAGCTCCCATGAAACGCGCCCGTGTTTCGCTATGTAGCGACCAGCGCGCGAGTCCGTAATCTTCGCCGGGTTCGGCGGCGGTGTGTACTGCCTGATCTGTTCGCGTGTCAAGGCGAGCCGCTCGAACGTGAGGTCGTCAACCTCGACGCGGGCAAACGCGGCGAGCCTCTCCAACACGTCGCGATCCATGTCGAGCCCACTCGGATCATGATCCCCGAGGTAGAGGATCGCGATCTCTTTCCCCTCGTCTATCTTCTCGCGCAACGCGACGCCCTTCCGGTACATGAATGATTGCGAAGAGTATCCCTTGTTTGCCGTGAAGCGCACATCGAGCCGCTCGCACGTAGGGATCAGCACGCCTTCGAGCGCTTGCTTCTCGACGAATACCTCGACGTGCCAGGGCTGATCCTCCCACTTGTCGATCCTGAACTGATTCGCCGCGGCGTTCACGATCTCCGCGGGGCTCTCCCAGTGCGCGCCCCAATTGGTCGAGCGCCCCCGGTCGACGATCATATCCCAATCGATCAGACCGACGAGGCGCCCCTTGTTCACGACGTCGCCGAGTCGGTTATACGACTTCAAATTGTTCGGGATAATGTCTCTCGAAACAAGCTGGTAATAAAGCTGGCGAAGAGTGAGGTCGAATCCCTGTCGCGCGTAGTTTTCAAGTATCAGATTGATCGTCTCGATCCTCTCCAACGAGTCGCCGCGAAGGTTGATGTCGTCGAACTGTTTTTTCATTTTTCTAAACCCTCCCGAAGAGCGGGATCGCGTCGGCGTCGCCCTTGCTTATCTCGTCGTCGAGGCTCACGGTCTCGTCGCTGAACCTCTCGTTCGTGCTCCCCTCTACGCCGATCCCGATCAGGATCGAGAAGACCCCCACGCCGTCGCGCTTGCGGGTCGCGTTCCAGTTGTCGAGCCACTCGTCGGTCAAGTAGCATCCCCCGTCGGTGATCATGATCACGTCGGCTTTGTTGTAGTCGGGCTCCTCGCGAATGATCTTGTACGCCGCGTCGAGCGGCTCGGCGAACGCCGTCCCTCCACCGGGGCGAACGAACGAGAGCAGATCGACGACCGCGGAGGGGTCGACCTTGTCGGAGCCGGGGAAGCGCACGACGCGGATCACACTGGACGCGAAGAACACGACCGCGAAGGTGCGCCGTTGCTCGCGCGCGATCTGCAAATAAGCGAGCGTCGTCGCCATCGCCCACGCGTACCGATCGCCGCTCATGGAGCCCGAGCAGTCAACACACATGACAACCGGCCCGGTCTTGCTCGGCTCTTCGTCGCGACGCTTGCGCGTGAGGAGCGCGCGGTCGACGTAGCGCGCGAGCCATAGCGGACCCTCGACCGCGCGGTTCGTGTATTCGACCGGCATGAGATCGGAGAGGTCGTCGCCGAGCGTAACGTCGACGGGCTCGCCAGCGCCGAAGCGCGGCGCCTTCCTCTGCTCGTTCGCCGCCTCTCGCTTGAGCCGACCCGCAAGCGCGATCACCTTCGCGATCTTGCCGCGGCTTTGTTTGATCAGCGGGAGCAACTTCGACGCGACCGTCGGATCTTCGAGGGCGCCCCCGTCGTTGACCCCTGTCCCGAACC